TTAATTTGCACTTACCTTATCTGACTCTTTCTTAAGAACATCAATAGCTTTTGCAATTACTCCGGGAATCGGTACTCCCATAAGCCCTGCATTTTCAACGATACTTATAGCCTCATTAGCTATAAAAGCAATGATAACCGCATCCTTTATATAAGAGGTCTGCATCACTATATCAAGTCGCGCTGCTACAAGTACAATAAGTAAAGCAACACCTTTTCTACATAACCCCTTGAATCCTGCTCGTGACTCCAAAGCACCATTCTCAGATTTCTTACTCTTTTTAAATATACCTGCTACAGTCAACCCTGTAATATAGTCTACTGACATAAATACAATCAGAGTGATTAAAGCATCACTCCATCCCCCGAACGCCATTGCGATAAAGCCTCCTACTGCTCCAACTATTGAATATACAACATTTGCTTTCATTTTACCCATCCTTTCTATTCTGCAAGTCCATATGTTTTTAAATCCGGGCTCTCAGTATCATAATCCTTCTGATATCTACCATCTTCGTCTACCCAATGATATATATGTTTATTGTCATTTTTAATGTAAACACTGCGAGCCATAACTCCGGATTTTGTTAGATAATATGATTCATTCTCTGTATCAATCCACTGCCCAGCAAGCATTGTACCATCAGCAGGATTAAGATAGTACCAGTCCTTGTTTTGCTTGAACCACCCACTGATCGAGTATCCTGCACCGTCCACTACATACCACCTACCATCTATATGTAGCCATCTATTTTTTTGCACTACACCATTAATCTCATACATCCACCTACTATCAAACTCTACCCAGCCTGTAAACGCCTTCTCTTTGTGTACCTTACATGCCATATAGGCACACCAAGATACAAATTGTTGACACCAGTACAGTCCATTTTGCCCATACCAGTCGCCATACTTAGTGTAGTTTGACATACCAGCATTAGCCGATTTTTCTTCCAACATTGCATTACTTGCCTTCTCCAAGTAGCCAACTTCCTCTCTTGCAACTGCAATAAGCTCTTCTGCTGTACATGTCTGATTGCTGAAAAAAGGCATTCCGAATCCGTTGATTCTGTTTTTTTCACCTACTTCAGCTTCTTTGAACTCATATTTTTTCCTTGCTACTCCACCACCATTACGCTCAAATGCTATTGCATTAGTATTTCCTTCAATTGTGTGTATTGTGTATGTATCATTGACCTTTTTTACATCCTCAACAATTCCTACGTGAGCAACCCTTCCCTTTTCAGCACTATAAAAATACACAATATCTCCCGGATGTGGAGTTTTCATATACATTCTATTAAGAACAAAATAGCCTTTACCGGTAAGTGTATACTGGCTATAAGACCCACGTAATAGTTTTTTACCTGCCTCAAAAGCACTATCCATTTTTATATCCTTTCTAAAAAAGAGCTCTGAATAATGATTTCTCATTTTCCATAGCTCTCTTATTCCTTACTATTTTCCTACTGCATTTGATGGAGTTGCTGTAATCCCTTCAATAATTCTATAATTATCATCAATTTCTCCATTTTTCTTCATTTCCTCAAGTCTATTTTTAACTTTTTCTTTCCAGTACTTAGGAACATTTTCCAATTTCTTTAAGCCATGTATTATTTTGTAAACATAATAATCTATCACTTTATAACCCCCATTTATTCTTTCTCTATTCCAATATTTTCTGCAAAACTTGCAGTCATAGCAGATATATCTTCTATAGCTTTATCCTGAACCTCTAAAATCTCCTTTACATTCTCAAGTTCAATTTCTAAATCCGGAATTTTTTCAAGCTCTATTTCTGCCTTGATCTTATTACCCGGTTCTATCTTTATTTGTTTCACTCGCCTATTTTTATACTCAGCTACAATAGTATCTCCGACATAGACCAAAATTTTTTTTAAATTTTCCGATGTTAACTCATTTATAAAATCTGCAAATTCTTTAATATCTTTGAAACCGGCTGCTAACCTAGTTTCCGTACTCCCTTGATCTATATCTGCCCTAGTTCCATTTTTAAGAATAATATAATTCTCCATATTCTCCTCCTAAATAATTTTTGTCCAGGGTTCTCTTGTATAATCTCTTGCTGTAGCATTAGAATTACTACCACCCGGATGTCTCATAAATCCCTTCCAAATACTTCCGCTATACTGTCCAATTGCAAATACCGGAATCTGCCACTGTACTCCAGGCTTTGCAAAAACTATAATATAAAAATATTTTTCTTCTACTTGTGGCATATCCCATAGGTTATTCGGATCATTATAATATATACCAATTTGATTAATCTCTCCCCTCCAACCTATCTGCCCTTTAAGAGAAAATGCTTCTAAAAACTTTTCCATCAAAGTTTTCCCCATCACAGCATCAAGTGCAGCAACTCCCGCCTGTGTAGCCAATGCATTATTAACAAGTGCCGGTGTTGCTCCCGGAACTCCCTGTGCTCCCTGCGGTCCTCTCTCTCCTTGCTGGCCTCTATCCCCCTGTGGTCCTTTAATATTTCCTATCAATATTCTTGCCATATTCCCTCCTAATCTACAATTAAATATAAATTACCTGTACTTTGTTCGTATTCAAAATTAGGCGGAGTGCCTCCGTCCGGTGTTACAACATATAAATCTCCGGAAGCATCAACTTCTAATGTAAAAAAGCCACTTGTTGTGGCTGTTACTCCACTTGCTCCAGTTGCTCCTTTTTCCCCTCTATCACCTTTATCACCTTTAAATTCACCGTCTTGTAACCTTCTAACAATATCATTCCTTACCGAATCTGTAGCTTGAGCAGAAGTATTTGCAGTGTTAGCTGCTGCATTTGCTCTTGCTATTGTCGGCTCTAAATCACTTAATGTTGTATTGATATTTTGTGCTGACTGATTAACATCATCTATTGCCTCATTTACAGAATTTTGTATTTTTTGCAATGCCCTGGAATTTGCACTTCTAACCTCTTCTCCATAAACAGCCTCTTCCCAATCTCTTATTTCTCTTGTAAGATCTATCCTTGTACTCATACTTACTCCTTAAGGTCTATTTTCTCTTATCTTTCTATAAATCATATCTTCAATTTCTTCTCCATTTACAATCAATTCACCTTCCACTCTAACCTGGCCATCATTGACTATAAATACTGTATTTTCCGATCCGCCTCCTTGCTGATATCCAGCCCAGAGATACCAACGTCCATGTCCCCCGTCAGCTCCACTCATTCCTGTGCATTCATCACTTGACTGTAAAATATGTCTTGAGGTATCTCTTACTTCAAAATCTCCAATTTTAACATTATCACTATTGGCCGAAAAATGAATATCACTTCCGCCCTCTATCTCTGTTCCGGTGATACTTCCACCTCTAATAGTATTCCCCTCTATTGTTGAACCTTTTATGGTTCCACCCTCAATATCATCTCCTACTATCCTTGAGCCTGTTATCGTTGTTCCCTCAACGCTTCCCCCTTTGATAGTATTTCCCTCTATTGTCGCACCTTTTATAGTTCCACCTTCAATATCATCTCCTACTATCCTTGAACCTGTTATCGTTGTTCCCTCAACGCTTCCCCCTTTGATAGTATTTCCCTCTATTGTCGAACCTTTTATAGTTCCACCTTCAATATTATCTCCTACTATCCTTGAGCCGGTGATTGTTGTTCCTTCTATGCTTCCGCCTTTGATGCTGTTTCCCTCTATTGTCGCACCTCTTATCATTCCTTTATTTACAGAAATCCCATTCTTATCAATAACACAAAGCACCTCATTAATCGTACTTTTTACAAGGATCTGGCCGTCTCGCCCTGTTCCGTCTCCACCAACCTCAAGCGTTCCGCCTCTAATCCTATCTGCAAGCATTGTTCCAACATCAATAAACTCTGCTCTTAAGTGCCCGTCAATAGTCCAAGCATTTAGGTATTCTCCATTAATTCCGTTCCTGCTAAATCCAATTCCATTCTGATTTATCTGTATAACATTAACTGCTTGTGCCTTATTTGCAGTGTCCATAACCAAAATACGCCAAGGCTGCACCAAATCTCCATTTTCATTAAACGTGTCAAGCACCACTGCTCCACCTTTAACTCCTGTAATAGTCTTTAACCCATCATCTAACTTATTATTAATTGTTAGTGCCGTATCTTTAATCTCTCTAGTCATATTCTGCTCTAACGCAAGAGAGGCATCACTAACTTTTGCTGTATATGTGCTTTGCCTCATTCCAAATGTGAACACATCTCTTTCCGGCTCATCCAAATGACTTTCTTTTTCAGTTACAAAGTACATGGTCTCTAACTTATGAAACGGACTGATTACTTTTGTATTTCTTCCGACTTTTATTGGACTCTTTGTATTATCTATATGCGATAGATCAACTGCGGACAACTTAAAACTATTAGGTAGCTCTTTATTTAGGACCTCTTTTCTTGCCTTCTTTAGTAAATTTTCAGGAAGAGTAACATCATCCCAAGACTTTGTACCCACAATAACTCCGTATCGTTCTATTAGTGCCGGATTTTCTACATAATCAATACCACTATTAACATTTTTTATTGTTATAGCTACTTCATTGACCTTTGCTCCGGTCGGTATTAACCTTGTATAAAATTCATTATTGTTTTCACTTGACTCATAATCAATCAGGTTTTCATCAATGCTAATTATCTGTGTATTATCGTCCCCATAATTCCATATATAATCAAGAAAAATCACTCCATTTTCATGTCGTGTCTTTAAATATCCTCCTAAAAGCTTTGGTAACTTTGCATCCAGTTCCTCAAGTGTCTTTGTATAACTATTGTTTTCTCTGTGTATGTAATCATTAGAATCTGATACAACAATATTTCCGGTATATATTCTTTTCTCTTCCTCAACCTGCGAGTTGTGATTGTTAAGAATATAGTCAATATAACCTCTAACAGTACCACTATAACCATATGGTACTTGTATTGAATCATTTAAAAGTCCAAGGTCACCCTCACAAATAACGGTTTTAGTATTGTAGAAGTCCTTACTTATGTTGATAACTCTTCCATACCAAACTTCTTCACCATCTCTCTCAACGCTTATGTATGTCTTATACATAACAATATCATCATAATTTGGATGAAAGAGATTTATATCAAATTCTAAAGTTCCGGACTTTCCGACAATTTCTTTTAGTACCGGTGTTACCACTTGCTCCTCACTGTAAGGTTCCGACAACACAAATGTTCTACCACCTAATATTCCTTTTATAGCATACACTAAAGCATTCCCCCTTTGTAAATAATTGAAATCACCCCGTTACCAATAAATTTATATACATTATCACCTTCTTTTGTTGCCAACTTGTAGATGTTGTTGTTTCCCGGTAATAGGTTATAAGTGGCACCATTAAACTCTACTTGCATACTTGAGCTTGAAATAATTATAGGGATTACCGGTTTAGCTAATCCTCTGATATTTAATATATAACTTCCATTAACAGCAATATTTTTATATCTTCTAATAACACCTGTTTCAAAATTAAATGGATCCCAAAGCCAATCATCTCCCAGCTCCGCATTAACCTCTACCTTATAAGGTTTGCACTCACATTCTATTGACACAGTCGAAAAAGGCTTATATTCTTTGTCAAAAGATACCTTACATCTACCTTCATAATAATATCCCTTGTCATTATCAAGAATTATTCTATGATTTTCCCCATGCAAATAATTTGCAATCTTTGATATATTAATCGCCCATTCACTTGCAGATGCTTCTTTCACTAAAAAGGTAGCCGTTATCACACGACTACCATACATAACCTTTCCAAAAACTTTTGTTAAGTCTATAAATCCATCTGCTCCACTTAATTCAACTATCTTTGTCTTTACTTCCGGAAAACCTACTTCAATATCTTTACAAATCAATCCAAAATCATTAAATGTATGCTTATTACCAAATGTAATACCCATATCTCTCATTTCCATCATACAGCACCTCTTAATTCCAAGCTACTTGTAGACCCTAATGCACGATTTACTTCTGGGCTTGCTATTCTTCCAACTTTCTTACCGTCCATAACTATATAAAACTTAGATAACGCATCTGTTATATTGCCAAGTATATCTATTGATTCGCTTCCACTTGATGTAGTATCAATTGAATCCATCGTCAATTGAGTTGAACGTGCCTCTTGCATAATCCTTGCATTTGCTTTATCAAATGTAATAGACTTTGCATTTCCATTAATTCCTTCTGCAATTCCGGCAGGAATATACTTACCGATTTCATCTCTCATAAGTCTTGAAGGTGAGTGAATACCAAGAAAGCTTTTTGCTGCATTAAATGCGTCTTTAGCTGCGTTCTTTGCTGCATCTGCAACCTTTCCGGCCGCACCTTTGATTCCATTGGCCAATCCCTCAATTAACTGTTTCCCAATATCCACTAAATTAATACTCTTGACTTTATTTATTATTTCACTTGCCAGTTTTGTTATTTCAGAAATTACGCCTGAAACTTTTCCGGCTATCCCTCTTGCAAGACTTGATATCATCTGTATACCTGCTTGCATAAGCTGAGCCGGCAAAACAAACATTGATTTAAGTATGCTTAATCCTAGATTTGCTATTGCAGTTAAAATCGCCGGCATAGATTGAACAATACCTTTTAATAATACACCCATTATCTGTATCCCTATAGATAATATCTCCGGTAAATTCGCAATCAAAGTCTTTGCTAAATTTATCATTATTTCAGTAGCTTTTACTAACAAATCGGGAAGATTTTGAGATATTCCATTTATTAGAGATGTTATTATTTCAATTCCGGTTGTTATCAGTGTAGGCAATTCAGTTATCAATGCGCCTACCATTTGTTGCATTACTTGAATTGCTGTATCTATAATTTGTGGCAGTGCCTTACCAATACCATCAATTAAAGCTGTCAGTATCTCCATACCTTTTTCCAAAAATCCCGGAATACCTTCTGCAATCTTTTTAATTAGACTTGATATTATTTTCGCTATATTACCTACGGCTTCACCATTTATTGACATCATTCCGGTAATAAAATTTGTCATTATCTGAATACCTGCTGTAATTAAATCGGGTAATGCTGTCATAATAGTGTTAATTATATCTCCAATTACATCAATCATTGATAATGTAATATTCTCTCTGCCACCTTCAAGCCCTGATAATACTCCAAGTATTAAATCTGCTCCGGCTTGTAGTAACATAGGTAATGCTGTAGCAATCGCTGTTATTAAACCATTTATAATTATTCCGGCTCCTGAAATAATATTTGGTAGTGCTGACACAAGTCCTCTTACCAAATTTGTTATAATCTCAACACCACTCTGTAACAGCTGTGGTAAATTAGTTGATATTCCTGAATTTAACGATGTAACGAAGCTCATTGCCGAACCTTGCCAATCATAGTTAATCAGCGTATTTGCAATCTCTGCAACCAAGTTTGTAATGACTGATAAAATCTTAGGAATACCTGCAACTATACCTTCAGCTATTCCAACAACCAGTCCCGGAACTACAGATAGTATATTACCAAGCATAGGAATAAGATTATCAAAAACAAATGTAAATACACTTTCAGTTAATGCCTGTAATTTCGGACCTATATCTTCACCAAGTGCAATAGATCCCATTAAATTTTGGGCCGCCGCCTTCATTGCAGACATAGATCCTTCAAATGTCGTTGCGCCCTCTCTTGCAGTTGTTCCTGTAACTCCTAATTCATCTTGAATTACATGAATTGCACTGTAAACATCTGACAAGTTATTCAGGTCATACTTTACCCCTGTCAGCTTTTGAGCATCCGCAAGTAAACGTTCCATCTCAGTTTTCGTTCCCCCGTATCCTAACTTGAGATTGTCCAACATATTATAGTTTCCTTTAGCAAACCCTTGGTACGCCATTTGGATACTATCCATTGATGAACCCATCTTATTTGCATTATCCGACATATCAACAATAGCCATATTTGCCGCCTCTGCCGCCTTTGCTGTATCTCCACCTACACCTTTAAGCAAAGCGGCGGCAAAGCTTGTTGAGGTTTGCATATAGTCATTTGCACTCATTCCGGCTGTCTTATATGCCTCATTTGCATACTTTATCATTGTATCAGAAGATTCCTTATACAATGTTTCTATACCACCTATAGACTGCTGCAATGCACTTCCTTCGCTAAGAGTAGACTTTATCAGCGCTCCAATTCCTGCTGCTGCAATCGCACCTTTAATAGCACCTGCAATATTTAGTCCTGCACTATTTCCTGCGCTCTCAGCCTCACCTCCAAGTTCTTCCGTCAATCTGCCCTTTATCCCATCTGCCGAAGGTATAATTTGCACATATGCCTTAGCAATTTCTGTTCCTGCCAAATGTTCACCCCCTCATCTTATTCCAGGCATTTTCAAAACTTTTGCCATCACTGAAGCCAATAATATTATCTACATTATCAGCATTTTCGATTTCCTCAAATAGTGATTTAGGCTTGTTCCTATTCTTGGCCCCATCTCTTGTTTTCATCCAAACTATCAGCCTAAGATAATCAACAATCATCATCTTTAGCGCTTGATCAGTGCTAAACTTTGCTCCTGACAGTAGCATCTTACTTCTACTATCTTCCCTCAACCCTGCTACTAATATAGCAATAAAAGAAGGCTCATATGCCTCATAGTTGTATATATGATACACTTCTGCAAGGTCGCATATCATAGCCTCTTCATTGCACATCATAGCAGCAAGGATTAAGAGTTTTTTAATTCTTTTACACTCTCACAAACATCTGTGAATAGTTCACTTATTTTTTCTATTGGAACTCTACCCTTATCATCAGCTAAAAATTCCAACATTCTCTCGAACTGTTCCTCACCAAATATCTTTTCCATAGCTTCGGAATAAAGAGTGATATCATCATCTTTTGACGCTCTGGCCAACATTCTTATCATTCTAAAATCATTAAGATTTTTCTCATCAATCTCAAACTCAAAACCGTTCTTTGATTTTCCTGCTATCATTCCTTATCCCTTCTTCATATACTCAATATGTGTATTTCCGTCTGTATTCGGTAATGCCGACACAGTAACCTGATAACCTAATGCCTCACTGTCAGCATACTTAATTTCACCTGTCTCAGTTATCTTTCCATTAGGTATTACAACTCTTTTAGCAACATTATCTCTAAGGATCATATCAATGACATATACAGCCTCTTCTCTTTCCTTCGAATTAGCCTTTATAGTAATGCCGGCAGAGATATCACCTGCAACATTATCCTCACCATATATCATTTTTAAAACTTCAATATTAAGTCCCTCAATCATTGTGAACTCAAATGTATCAGGTCTCTCTTTCTCAAACTCTAATACAGTATCTCCGCCCCATGCCTTAACCGAATCTGTTTCAGCCGAATTTGAATTTGTTACTCCATCCTCTGAAATATAGCCAAGATTTTTAAATGCCTGATCCAACTCACTTACCGCATCACCGGGTATTGCAGTCCCCAACGGTGCCCTAAATACTGCGCCACCTACTTTTGGTTTACCAGTAGTTACATTCTTAGCATTATTCTTAGACATTCTTGCTCCTTTCTAAATAAAAAGCATCCTGAGTCAATCAGAATGCTTAATCAAAAAACACAATATTATATACAGCTTGGTATCTGTACCTTTTTGTTGCTGTATCTGTAAAATTATAATCACTATTCAGTTTACAGCTACTTATCTCAGGTAACTCTATCATCACATCCATTGCCTTTTTAACTTTATCATTTAATACTGTTGCATTAAGCAAAGTATCGGAATATGATTGTAATGCTACCGTTGCATGATAAATATAATCTTCCATTCCTGATGATGTCTTTTCAACAATAATGAACTCTTTTGGAGGACTTTCAGGAATTTCCGCATATACCTTTATCCCAAGCTTATCTCTTAGATATTTTATAATAATACTTTCAATCATCTATGAACCGCCCTTAGCAAGGTATTATTTCTCATGTTCATCTCATAACCTCGCCTATTTTTATTGCTAACACTCGCATATGCTCTTGTACTTGCAATTTTAACTTCAAAATCTCCACCTGCCTCATTTGCTATTCGTGAAGCTTGTTCTTCTACACTTGATTGGATTTCTTCGCTCTTAAGCATAGCCCTGATACCCGGACTGTTTAGTTCAATTCTTACTTTACCCATTGTGTCTTTCCACCATAACCTTTTTATTCCAATCAAGTGGAATCAAGCTTTCAATTCCTTCCTGTGGAATACAAAATGTCTTCCAAGTGTTGTCAAAAAATCTAACTTTTTTATTTTCCCAATTATGATTATCACCTTTAGGAATTGCAAGAGTATAGACAGCTGTTCTTCCATAAAGCTGTGTAGAATCTGTTATATCGGTAGATGATGCAGGTGCAACTAAAACATTACTAATGACAACTTCTCTCTCAGTTAATATTTCTGCACCAAACTCATCTTCTCCATCTACAACAGTCTCAATCAATACAATATCAATCCCCTTGATTCTCGCCATATAACTCTATCATCCTCAATCTTTGCCTTCTAAGTCCCAACCTTGAAAGTTCCGACTTTTTAATAAATAATCCACCACCCGGAACTAAATAGGTACCGCTCCAACTATATCCAAGTGCTGATTGAGATTCCTGTGTAATCGGCTCACTATCTGTTGAAGTCATAAGCGTTCTGGCAACTACATCAACTACCACGGACCGCACAACACTTCCATATATGCTAGACTCTTCTATTAGCTTATCAAGGTCTTTACCTACCTTTTGAGCCTCTAATCTGAGTGAATCCGAGACGATATCAAGTAATGCTGTTGCACGTTCTTCTTCTCCGGCCTTTAAAGGTCTCCACAAGGTACTCACATCATTAATCGTTGCAAATGCTGTCATTGCTTATCACCATTTTTAGGCTTCTCTTTTTTGGTTTCCTTGATTTCTATCCAGTATTTACCCTGAATAGGGGAGGCGGATTCAATAACCGCCCCTGTTACTGTATTTTGATATTTCATAAACTTAAGCCTCTGTAATTCTTGCAAAGAATTCAGGTGCCAAAATTCCCCAACCGATATAGATTTCAGTTCTCAAGTATACCTGATTGTATCCCTTTAAATCTTTTCCGGAATTATCAGGATCACCATACTGAATTACTTCAAGTGGGATCTCTTTTGCAATTCCCCATTTAAAAGCATTTGCAAAGTCACCAACATAAGCATGCACCTTTGAAGTTGCAAAATTTACAGTGTTATTTGTGTCAGACATTCTTCCGGCGAATGCCTCCGGATTTCCTCCAAATCTGAATTCAGGATATAAAGTAATTCCATTCGCTTTGATTTTAGACATTGCAGCACCGAATGTTTTAGAAAATGCAAAGCCTGTTACATCTCCTTCAGAACCATCTACTAATGCAATTGCCGCATCGAGGTTATCATCTACATTTGCTGCTGCATAGGTTACCTGCTGTGAAACCAAGGAATCAAAGTTGTTTGTGCCAATTACAGTGGAAGCAGTCTTTGTTCTTGGATTTAATCCATGGAATGCACATATATCCAAGCCTCTTGCAACTTTAGCCGAAAAACCGTCGTTAAATGCTCTTAATACATCCAGCTGTTTTTCCTCTGATGCATACAAGAACTCGTCTGAGATTCTTGCACCATACTCCAATTTGATTGGAATCATTTTTACCGGTTCAAACTTTATTCCACCTTCTGTTTTTTTACCGTTTTCTGCTACTACATCAACTTCATTTTCCATTGAAAAGGTCATCATTTCATTTCCAACAAATGAGATAGGTATCTGACCTGATAACTTTGCTAATGTTGATTTCCCTTTTACTTTGTTTAATAAATCTGCTACTAATTCCGGCTGAAATAATGTTCTTGCTTCGTTTGCCATTTTTTATTCTCCTTTTAATTCTTTCAACATGCCTTTTAAGGCTTTATCTTTCGAATCTACATTCGGTTCAGTACTCTTAAGCGGTGGCTCATGATGAGTGTTTTTAATCCATCCGGCCAGTTTCTCAGCATCTTTCTTTAGTGCTTCCTCATTATCTCCCTGAACCCTTGAAACCATATCGTAAGGCAAGCCTGCCTCTAAAGCTATTCTCGTTTTTACTGAGTCGGTCTCATACTGCTTTAGTTTCGCATCTTTGATTGCTGCATCCTCAGGTGAAAGATATCCTTTATACTTCTCCTTCACTTCATCTGCAGAAAGGTAGCCTTCATACTTGCTTGCTACATCCTCCGGAGATAAATACCCCTCAAATTCTTTTCTTACACTTCTTTTCGCCTGCTCTACTCTTTCCACAATTATTGCATTTAATGCTTCCTGTGTTTCAATTGGTGTAAATTCCGCCATTTTTTGTTCCTTTCTCCAATTACCGCTTGGGGTGCGTATTTTTTATATAGTAAAAGAGCAATCTTTTCAGATCGCTCTAGTAACTAACTCTTATTTTTCTCTTTTCCTTATGCTCTTTGCATAGCCAATGGGCTAATACAACACTATCTAATAAAGCTATCTCAACCCCCTCTTTGTTGGCTTTATACCCTTGTCCGCCTTTTGTTCCTATGGCTCGCTTTTCGCAATTGGTGGCCGACTGTTGCAAAGATGGCTGCCCAAAATGGATTATACTTTGTTCTTCCAAAGCCTGCTCAAAAATAGTATGAGCACTTATCACATCATTAACTGAAGCTTTTTTTATTTTTATTCTAATCCTTGCATCTTTAATTAAACTCTCTAATACCACGAATCCGGATTCTCCATCAACCGCAATTTCTTTGATACCTGTCTGCTTAATAAAAGCCACAATCCAATCAAGACCGGATCTTATCGGTCTACAATCATATCCATCTACCAGTATTTTTTCATCAGAGGTCTTACATGCCAGAGACAACGCCGCATTTAACCCGTCATAACCAAATTTAATACCAATTACCGGCATTCCTTGCAAATTTGGCTTTTCGGTTATTTCTAACTGCTTCCATTCTGTTAAGGTTATTGCTGATTTTTGATTATACTTCAACCATAATCCAAGACGTTGAATATTAAAATCTATTTCATCTGAGCCAATTTCTGATCGGACATTTCGCTCTGTGAGTATTGTTCCCAGTGAGGGATTTGTTTGATACCAGGCATCTACATCGTTTTGGTCTGTCATTGTATCTACAGACCATTCCGCCCATCCGGCATCTTCCTTTTTCCCCTTGATGACATCATCTCGATACTTTTGAAAAACTGTACCTGCAGACACAACAGTCGGTGGTGTTCCGCAATAAAGTGTCATAGGATTTTTAGAATCTGTTACAACATATTTCAAAGCAGTGTCTTGATCGTCTGTATACTCTTGTGCCTCGTCTATTATTAGAATATCGAATCCCTCACCCAGTCCGCCTTTGCTTGACCTTGTACGGAAACAGATACAGGCATCTGAGTCGTCTAACATCTCAATACGTTCCAAACCAAATTGTGCAAGTGTTTTGTAATCTTCTTTTTCCCTTAAACCGGTTTTAGAAATTGCCCTCCCTATTTTCTCCCATGCACTATGTGAGGTCGTGGTTCTGTGAGCCGTATACAGGACTCTGAGGCCATTTAACAGTCCCCACATGGCAACCATGATAAGAATTTCACTTTTTCCATTTCGTCTGGGCACTGAATAACCAAATTTTTGATGCAACCAAAGTTCATCATCATTTACTGCCATAATATCGTACACCATGAGTTCTTGCCATTCTTGTGCGGTTCTCCCTGTCTTGTTGTACAATTCTATTGCTTCATTTCCCTTTGTTTTGGTATATGGGAGTACAAATGACCGGCTCGGGAGTTGGCTCCCTTTTCGCACTGCTGCCATTTTCCTCTCCCTTTAATTATTTTATTGTATAAAAAAAGACATCCATACGGGGGTCTTTATCGCTGTAAATAATCATCTTTCACAATAACTATTATATTTCCTCTATTGATTTTATTTCAGATTCGTCTAATTCTATTCCTGCTCGTGCAGCCTTGCTTGGAATTATTCCGATGCTGTCAAGATACGGTTCTTCATTTTCTTCTGCTGTACAAAACATATCAACATAACCCACTATGGTCTCACCATAGACAGTCTCAACCTTTACATGTTTAAACAAATACTTTTCTAAATCCATTCGTTTCTCCTAGTCGGAACTGCATGAGTTCTCTTCTTTGAATAATGAATAACAAACCTATTAGTCTCTTCTTGTTTTTCACCCATATTATAGCCTATGTTATTTTTCATTTCAATTATTTCCTTAATTTGCCCGTTCTTTTTAATGTGCACAACACCTGTTCCATGCCTTTCGTCTATGATTCTTTGCAGAGTCTTCTCATCTACTGTGAAATAACTTCTTCCGGGAGTTCTTGTGGCTTCCATATGTGGGGCTTGTTTCTCCGGATTTAATTCTTTTGTAAGTTCTCCACTCTTTAATCGCCTTAACAATTCCTTTTTTGCTTCCCTTGCTTCAGCTATCTGTTTCTGTTCAAGTTCAAATTCCTGTTCCTTTCTCAGCCTTTCCCACTCTTTTAAACTCTTTTCTTTTTTACTGTATAAATTTTTAGCCAACCCTTTAACCGGTACATACAACACCTGACACCGACAATTAGAATGCCTACGGAATACCTCATTTCCTGTTCTTTTAACGGATTCATAATCATATTCTCCGACCATATTGTTACACCATTCGCAGCATTCCCCGATTGATTTCCTTATAATTTTTGTTTGTAGTCCTGAGTTGTAATGAAATTCTGCATTTGCCTGTACAGATTTATCAACTGCCGACATAGAAATATTTTCTATCTGTTGCTTTATAGCTTTACTTTTCTCCGGATAGTTCGGAGTATTTACAATCTCCGTAACAATTCCATCTACCTTCCTATCTTCAAAAAATGGCCTTAGTGCCTTTATACCTATACCCGCCTTTTTATTTAGTGCGTTTTGTATGTTCTCACAAACATCTGAAACCACTTCGTGATTATGTATTAATGCACCCGGTATAATGATTTGGGCAACCTCCGGCGGAACAACACCATCAAGCAAATTTTCTTTCAATTCATTGTCTATCAGTTCGCCTATAATTTGACCTGTCAAAGAGGAAAAAGTACTGGCATCTGCATATGTCGCCTCCAATTCTTCAATCTTTTTCAGTATTCTTTGTAATCCGGCATTCTTCTTCACTGCCTTTTTATACAGCTCTTTAATTCTGTCTAGAATTTCATCCATTTATGCCTCCGATTTTATTCCGGTAAGCTCACGCATGTTATTCTCTCCCAAATATCCCGGTATTGCCTGATTAATTTTGATTGCTCCATCCCCAATTGAGGACAGCATTGCCGCATCCGGTTCAAAGATCGGTTCCCACATAGCCTGGGTTAAATAAAATTGCTTCCTCTGATATTGTATATCATCCCTTAAACAAGCGGACAAAAATCCAACATTTAACAATCCACTTGCAAAGTTTCTTTGTGCTTTTCTTGCCATCAATCTCAAGTTATCATGTGATGCCTTAATTGCTTCAGCACTTGCGGGATTTCCTGTAGCAAAACCTAAGTCATCCAAAGTTAAACCACATTCTCCTGCAAAGAGTGAAGCAAACATTTTCAACTGAGACAAATGAGGCTCCATACTCTGTTGGGAGAATTGGCCAAATGTCGGGGAACTTCCATCTTCGCTTTTATCTATTTGAAGCATACTGGACATTGCAGATTTCCATTTATCCAATGTTTCCATTTCCGGATCTGTCCCAACAATATATTTCTGAGGGAAGGAAAAGAATTCTGCAGATATTTCTGAACGCTTTATGGTTCTTACAGCACTACCGACAATATTCATACAAGATCGAGAAATTCGAGATCTTCCAAATACTCTCACTGCATCAGGCTTGTAGATAATCGGCACCAGTAAAGGATGCTCTACTTTGCTGTAAAAAACTTCTTCTCGTTCCCCTTTTTGATAGTAAACTGTTGACCCTCTCAAAAAATGTGCTTCCATGATAGGATTGTCTTTGTCGTCTCTTTCCAGTACGGCATATCCTTCTTTTAGCAATCCCGTAATCGGATCAATAACTCCGGTAGCATTTGCCCCATCAATCACTTGTAATCTTGGGAATCTATTTCCTTGACTGATGTAGACAAAGCAGCATGAAGAAATCAAAGCGGACAAAATAGCACTATCAAAGAGTACATCAGGATTATTCATTGTGAATATTTCGTTTAAATCAAAATTATCATCTATAAATTCACGAAAAACGACTCTATCAGCTAGAGAATCAACAGCTTTCCCACACCACCCGAGGACCGATTGCCACTCTCTTAGTGATGGTGGTGTTGAAATTCCAAAGTCCCTTGTATGGTTTTTCATGTCATAAAATTTATAACGTGTTAGAACCCTAGAACGCTTCAATGCGAGCTTTTTTCTAAGGTACCCAATACCCTTGTATTCACTCATTGTTTCTATTTCCTTTGCTTATTCTTTGTTTCAGCGAGATATTTTCCCAGTACGGCGTGGGGTTCGCTTTGAATCGGCACAACGGGGTATATGCCCCCTAAATTGACTGACAATACTTTATCCAGTCAATATTCTGTGGAAGATTACGATTACCTATTGCTACCAATTCATTTTCTGTATCTCCGCTTTTTGGTTTATTATATTTAAATATCTTATCGCTTTTCTCCCTGTTACAACACATATGTGCAAGTTGCAAATTGTCAATATCTGACGGATGTCCACCCTTGCTTACAGGTATAATATGGTCTATACACTTACTCATAGGGTTTGGCCACCTAAGACTCATGTCAACCGGCTTACCGCATATACCGCATATTGTTCGTGTTGCATATATCTTTCTCTTGTTCTTCTCAAACGCACCTCTATGCGTTCCGTCCTTGTCAGGTCTATTCCTTGCCGGCATTTAACACTCCTTATAACTTTAAAGAGCACCCCAATTTCTTGAGGTGCCCTTTAGGAGAAACACATGTCATTTCAATTCACAGCCCTTGACCTGTGAATCTTATGATATCAATATATCACCTTTTTAACTTTATGAGTGACCCTCTTTTTTAAATCATTAGATTTTCTTTTTTCTTTGATAGCAAATAATAAAATCTTCTACGAGTTTCATAGTATTTTCTCCTGCTGCACGGCATTCCCATAACACTTCTTAAATACTGATATGTTACTCCTTCTTCTGTAATTGCTTTAAGTAAATATCTATATAAGTCTTTGTCTGTCTCCACAATAGTACTTTCTATAAGTTCACACTTATCTTTTAGAATAGTTCTTTTTATAGCAAGTGCCATTGTGCTGTCTCCTATCCCTTTCCCACCACCTCCACCACCTCCACTCTTTAAAGAATTAATTTTACTTGATAGTTCCTCCTTCCATTCGCCATACTGCAAACAAAAATAATATAGTTCCCTTGCCTTCTTTACACTTATCCTATATTTTCCCCATTCTTCTTTATTCACCTTCACGATTTTCCACCTCGCTTTACAGCTTTGCCATTTCTACTTCAAGTGCCTTTACTATTTCTGCAGCTCTTTTTTCTCCGACACCTTTTATACCTCTAACTATATCAGCAATGTATTGTATATCGATTCCCGGAACTGCTGCCTTGCCGTCTTCAAAACCACTCTTATATATACTTTTTTACATAGTTATTCATTTGATTATGATCATATCTTTTTATTCGCTCATATTCTTTTCTGTTTACTACTATATCCTTCTGTATTGCCATAGTTACTCCTCATATCTTTCAAGTTTTACTGTTCTAAGTACATCCAATAAGTTATTTGTAAAATCCTCTGATACAGCCAGCCTTATTTCCAACACACCTGCATTTGTATACCATCTCAGACTTAAACCTTCATCACTACTTACAGGTCCTTCTACTCCAATCTCCCCTGCTTTAATGTCCACAAGATTTCTAACTATCATATCCAAGTGTTCTTGCTTATACATTCTTATTGTGCTGTTGTCACTTTCCGACTGTATCACTCTGAATTTCTTCTCTATAGTTAAATTACTTACAAAAAACTGACTGTAGTCGCCATCTTCTAAATAATTATTATCCAATATAGATGTATCTATCGTAGTCTCCATCTCATATTGCATATCTGCTCCCTCTCCGTATAATATTGACCTCGTCTGCTCCGGCAAGTCCCCAACCAGTTTAACAAGTGCTCCTTTAACCTCTTTGCTTATAAAATCTTTATAAATAGCAAGCGTCCAGCCGGGAGTGCCTATAATCAAATCATTATATGGACTTTTATATACTCTTAATGCGTGATATTTATATGCCTTCTTTATCTGTTTTTCAAATACTGATTGCTTAATAAACATATTCTTTCCTTTCTGTGATTTTAATTAAACGGTAATCCCTCGTCATCAACTCCATCCGGAATATTCATAAATCCGTCTGCATCCACACATGTGCCTTGATTGCTTGTACCCTTACTGTTAGCACTCTCCCCTTTGCTGTCTGCAAACTCTTGACTATCTAAGATAACCTCTGTTGTGTATACCTTTTGCCCTTCTTTATTTGTATAGTTACCTGTCTGTATCCTTCCTGATACCAATACTCTCATGCCCTGCCTGAAATACTTCTCTGCAAATTCTGCTGCCTTAGAGAATGCCACACACTGTATAAAGTCTGCACTCTGCTCCCCCTGCTTTTTTATCCCTCTGTCCACTGCCAATGTATACCTTGCTACTGCCATTGAACTCTCACCACTTGAATATCTAACTTCAGGATCTCTTGTGAGCCTTCCCATTAATATTACTCTGTTCATTATTTCTCCTTCCAAATGCTTATATTTACAGTTTATCTATACTTTAAACAGTGGCTTTAACTCGCCATTCTCTTGTAACTCATAGACATCCATTTTCATAGATTCTGCCATCTTTTTTTCAAGCATAGATCCTTTTGACATTTCCCACCCTTCTAGCATTACCATCTTGTCAGCCATAGACACTAAGGTATAACATAGTTCCATATATTCTTCGTGTGTACCTCTAGGCAAGACATTATCAAGCCTTGCCGGATTTATAACGTCACATCCCTTAAATTCGCTTCGACTCCTAACCTTATTTTCAGCCCTTAAGAAGTTTAAAGTATAATTTTTTACTCCCGTTATCGGTCCTGATATGTATACTCTCATTTTTGCTCCTTTTCTATATTTGGAAAATTGAATTCTATCTGGCCTGGCACAGTGGTATCTTCTATCCACCACCTAAACACACCTTCACCGTCTGTCCAAGAACCGTACGTATCATTCTTTCCTGCTTCTTTACGCAGTTTAAGCATTTTGTCAAACGCTTTAATATACAATTCTTTGTATCTTGGGAAAGTAGCTATATCTCTAATCTTTTCAGATTTTTTAGCAAGAGGACATAATATGCAGCCAACCCTTTTATATCCCATGTTATATAATTCATTGTATTCGATATTGTTTTCGTTAATATAATCCCAAACATCACTATCGCTCCACTCATAGATTGGATTAACTATGATCCTTTTATGCTTCTTTGCTGTAGTTACAAGGGTACAATCCCAAACCTCATCTTGGGTTTTGGCATCTTTAAAACCTCTTGCACATGTGAGAGATTAAAATATTTTGCATCACTTTTCTTTGAACTCCATGTAGAAAATATACCTCTACCTTGTCTGTTTCTCGATTCCACTGCCCTGACACCTAAAGCTACTACTCGATTTTTCTCAGTATTTTCTTTAAAAGTACTGCAACAATACCTAGCTCTCCTTGTAGGTGGTATTCCTTTCCTTGCGATTAACTCAAACATATTTATCGGTTCACCCTTGTACATAGGTAATCTCTTATAGGCATTTATTCCCTGTTCACGTAACTTCTCAAAAACCTTATTTATGTGTTTATTAGTTTGAGGGGCATCTACAGTTGTTACACTATGTGAAACCTCAAATTCTATTCCTGACTTTAGAGCCAAATCAAGCAAAGCATCACTATCCTTACCACCGCTATAAGTAACAACTACAGGCTTGTCATAAAAATCTTTTGCTATCTTCTCAGCTGTTTTAAAAGCCTCAATAGCTTTCGTTATTTTATCTTTATCCATTCTTTTCTTTCTCACTTTTCATCCTCCGGCTTTCTTATGCTGTCACTTATCCACATTTCATAAGGATTCTTCACATCTGTTCCCTCAAAAGATAGCTTATGCATTGTGGATAGTTCTTTGATTTCTTTCCACAACTCCCAATTACTAAGCTTTTTACCTTTCACATTGGTCCAATTGTTCTTTTCCCACTCAAAAATCCAGCCATTTTTGAAACTACTCAAAATGTGTTCGCACTTAGTAAATACTAGGATTGAGCAGCTTTTTGTAAGTCTTTTCAATGCAGACTTTAATGCCGTAAGTACAAGCTTATTCTCTGTACCCTCTATCTCATATCCAACCTCACTCCTTGTTATCGGACTACCATCTTTTTTAATAAATTCTATGACATAACCATATCCGCCTCTTCTCTTTGCAGGACCTCTTATAGATGTGGTTATGTAAATATTGACTCTACACTCTGTCTCCACTTATCCTCCTCTCTTCCTACCAATCCGACTTTAGGTAGCCTCTGCATCATGTATCTCTGATATGGATAACCTGTAACAGGGTTTTCGCCTTGTATAACACTATCAGCTATTATGTAATATCCCTTCTTCGGCTTTGGTTCTTTTGGCCAACTCTTTCTACGCATTATCTTGCTTTCAACTTCCGGCTCTATCAAGTTGCCCCTGCTACGAGTATAAGAAGATTTGCCGTTCGGATCTTTTGTTTCAGCTTTCACTATATATTCAGCCAATCTCTGATATGCTCCTTCTTCATATAGATCAGTAAGGGCAATGTGGCCATACTCCCATTGTTTTCTTATAAGCTTTAACATATTTACCGGATAAGTGATGTTTTCAACTATGATGTGATGATGTAAGGCATTGCCCCTCTTACCCATCTCAGTAACTCCTATATACTTGAAACTGATACCAACCCTTTTCAGCTCCTGTCTGACCTTTCTAAAGAATTCGCTTAATTGCTTTTTAGCCTCTGTGAAGTCTTCAGGTCTTTGCTCTTTTTTGTACTTAAGCACTATATGCCAGTCCCCGGCTTTGAAATTACCAAGTATCAATCTCTGTATCTTTCTTACTCTATTGGCATTGTTCTGCTTTTGTATAACCTCAGGGGATGCCTTCTCTCTTTTTTCTCTTTTCTTTCCGGGAGCTCCATAGTTACCCGGATAGTAATTATGAACCTCTATAATCTCTTTTTTCTTTCCAAGGTTATAAATTTTTCTCAGATACATTTATCATGCTCCTTAGTCGTAAGTTTAATATTTTAATCAAGCAGTTAAAGGGGATTAACCCCACCTATTTCCTTGACTTTTCAGACTAAAAAGCATACAATAATGATGGTCAGTTTGTTGCTTTTTAGCACGGACAGAGAGCCTGTCTTTTTGCAGGCTCTTTTTTATTTTTTATAATTTCAGTCCGCATTTTAAAATTTCCTGTTTGCTTTAAATGTATTTTTAAAATCAACATCTATCTCCGTTATGTAAATAAATATACCTACATTTTCTTCATGATGCCCCCTGTCCGGCACATCACCTATATAAAACTGGCTCTCATACCCGCTGCCATTATCAAGACTATGAAAAACACTTCCGATATACTCTTTTAGGATGGTTCCGCTTGTTACTGACCTTGCGATACTTTTTAAATTATCATAGCTGTACTTAGGGTCTACCCAATAACATATCTTTCCCAATTTCTCTCTTTCCAAAAATCCATCCCCATACTATATATTTTGCTGGCAAGACTTCTTTCATTATGTGCTACTTTAGACGCCGCATCTTTATATGATCCGCCGCTATCAAGTACTAACTTAGCTTCCCTCAGTTCTTCCATATTCCAGTAAACAAAGGTACGCTTTGATATATGATTGTTTCATTTCTTACTATCCCATATATCATCCCCCATCTGTTCTAATTTTCCCCTTATACTGTCTTTGCTTCGATTAAGCCTTTTAGAAATTTCATACATGGATATTTTCTTTTCTTTCATGTCCGCCAATATTTTCAACTCATCTACAGTCCAAAGCCTACATTTTTCATACCTTCGCAATTTCATAACAACACTCCTATAATCATTCCGATGACTATGCATATAAGGGCAAATTCAGCCTTCTTTAAGAAATCAAGTATAAACTTTGCTTTACTTAAATATTTTCTGATTTTTTCTACATCCTCTGTTTTTATCATTGTGTACTTTCCCTTAGTCAGGGGCTTATTAAATACCTGCGGCACATCAATTTTTTCTTTTTCTATCATTTGCATATCTTCATTCATTTTTGTGTTCCTCCTCAAATGTTATCAACATCTTTTTTGCCTTAGCATATCCATACTCAATACATGCCCCCTGTGACTTTTCCCATCCTGCAAGCATATGTATACAGTCACACTTATCCAAAATAGCCAATGATATATGCATATAATCCTCATGGGACACCTGCTCAGGCTTACTAAATATCTCAGAAATTCCGGCAGGATTTACTATCATGCCGTATTCATAAGTATTCTTTAAGTCCTCTTGTGCTCTCTGAAATCTTTCCTTGTAGTCATCCGTCCCGGTAATGGGACCGCTTATATATATTTTCATTTTTAACATGTTTTCCTTTTCTCCTTACTCAACCTTTATCCCGGTAACCTCTTCAAACTTCTGCTTAGTGATTACATATGTCCAATGCCTGGATGTTTTCACCGCCATGCCAAACTTCAATGTTCCCTGCTGCAATCCAATCCTGATAAACTGCGGCGATGCCTCAAGCAGCTTTGCGGCCGTCTCTACAGATATTCTGTTTCTCCTTGCATCAATTTCATTTTCAATAACAATTTTCATTTTCTTTTTCACTTTTCTTGTCTTCTACTCAACACATTTCCTTTTCTACTCAACGCATCCTTGCTTTACTCAACACCTCAACACTTATAGTCAGTTTGTTTTTATCCTTATTTACTTTTCCCTCATTTACCCCTACACTATCCTTACAGGCTCTGCCAAGCCAAGTACTAAGGAAAGGAGGGATGTGAGTATGACTAAAAATGATTTCAACAAAATTATTGAAAATGGATACGCAAAAGCAATTTCCAAATTTCTCAACCCTGATGTAAAATCTGAACTTTTCTTCAGGGTTGTTTCTTTTTGTCTCTTTTATTTCCTCAAGCACCTTTTTCAGTTCTTTTATTGAACTTACATACATTTCTACCTTTATATCCATTTTTTCTCCTTTAACTTGTTTTCATTAATCTACTGAGATATAATCTTCTCCTACTTTCTATAGTTCTAATCTTGTTTTCATCTTTTATGCTTGCTACAATATAAGTACAAAAACACTTAGGAGGACCTATGCAAGATATACAAACCATTACTTGCCCTGTATGTAACCAAACGATACCTTTGATAGAAAATAAAACTTATGCAAAATGTTTACCATCACTAAGAATTAAAGATGAAACATATTTCCATAATCATATCCCCTCTGATTATCATGAAAGCACAATACTTATATCATTTTTTTACTGTGCTAATTGTCATAAGTATTCTATACAAGCAGAGCCATTTGGTACTGCGACCACATTTAAAAAGCTTTGGATACAGCCTCAAAGCATTTCAAAGCACTACCCAGAATATATTCCTAAAGCCATTCGTACTGACTATGAAGAAGCTTTTTTAATTGTCGAACTTAGTCCCCGTGCTTCTGCGGTATTATCAAGGCGTTGTATTCAGTCTATTATTAGAGACCATTGGCAATGTAAAGAAGACAATCTTTGCAAAGCTATTGGCTCCATTTCAGACAAACTTGATAAACAAACCTATGATATTCTTAATGCCATCAGACAAATCGGTAATAATGGAGCCCATCCCGGAAAAGATATTGATGATTTTATTGATATATCCTCTAATGATGCTATTAAGCTGCTTAAAAGCATTGAATTTTTAATTCAGGAATATTACATTAATCCTCATCAAAAAGAAGAGCTTTTTGATGAAGTAATTGGTCTTAACAGCAAATTTAAGCAGAGTAAAAAATAAATATTTAATTATTTTCTTCATTTGATACCCTTTGAAACTCTTCCAAATAACAATCATTTTCCGCCAAAAGCTTTCCATCTAAAGTCCAATATCTGTAAATTGGTCTTTTAGGATCTTCCTTGCTCCCTACTCCGGTATGGGAGCAAGTTTCTATGACTTGAAGAACTCTTGCACTATCCGTTCCTAATACAGTTTTTTTCATATCCCCCTCCTAACCTACCTTTTCTTCATTTTTATATTTACTTTATTCTTAATCTCTCCTAAACTGTTATCACAGGCTATTGCAGTAGCCGAGTAATTAGAGGAGCTTAAATATGTCCGAATATACTCGTAATAGAGATTTAATCGAACTTGTCAAAGATATTACAATCGCTAAAGTGTCTGCTTCTCCGGATTTAACATCACAAGACATCACTGAACTTATGCAAAAAATCTATGACAAGTTGGTAGAACTTAATTCACTTGCGTAACGCCAAAGTTCTACTAATTCATGTGCCAGCAATGGTAGTGTTTGCAATTCTTCTGCTGTTGCTGGCTCTTCAACTAATTCCTTTATTTTCTTCATCAATAACTCTTCTAATTTTTGTTTGCTATCTATCATGTTCCATCCTAACCTACCTTTTCTTCGTTCTTCTTATAAATCGTGTCACTTACTGATACATCCAGTCCGTACTTGTCCTTCACTGCCATCAACTCCACTGTATCCGCAAGTATCGGCTCTCTATCCTTCAGCATCTCTGGAGCCATATCCGCTTTCTTTACCATCTTTTGATAGCCATGCTTTAGTGATACAGCTTTGTTTGCTATCGTATTAGCCTTGATAAAATCAACTCTTGCAGGGCTTCTCAATCCCTCCTGAAGCTTTTTCATCATTTCCTTTTGATGTTCCTTATCAAGCATTCGGAATATTTCAAAGCCCTCGTAGCCTGATGCCTTTCGGAGTTCTGAAAGCATTTTGTACACCCACTTACGGAAGTCTTTTGCTTCTTTCTTCCTGCTCTGGAATACAGTGTCATAAATGCCATATTCGTTTACTATGAGCATTTCCTGCTGTCCGCCTGCCGTCTTAAGGGGGTGGTTTGAAACAACCTCCTTTTCAAGCCTTTGTTTTACCCATTTGGGGTTAAGTTCTAAAGCGTTACATACATCCTTAAGCACCGCCCACCATTCACCGTCTTTTTCTACAACTCTTATTTCGTGGTTGCACCACTTTTCTATTTTTATAAAATCACCTCCATGATTTTGTTTAGTTTTCTAAACTTTTATGTGAAAAAAAATAGTCTTCAATTAAGTCTGTGCTGACTTCCAAATAAAACATTGCCATTTTCATCTCATTTTGTGACCATTCAGCTTTATTATTGAGCTTAAGGTTTAATGTCGACTCTCCCATGCCCATCTCCTTAGCAAACGCAGCCTGAGTTTTGTACTTTTCTTTGATTTTCCCCATAAGCTTGCTGTAGTCATAGTCCATTTGTATCGCCTCCTTTTGTTTAGTTTTCTAAATTATAGCCTCAATACATTTTCTTGTCAATGAAAATTTTTACTTTTCTAAAAAAAATATTTACATAACTAAAAAACATGCTATAATGCATTGTATAAGGAGGAACACAGATGGACGAGCGGACAAAAAGATTAAGAAAAGCTGTTGAGGACTCAGGGTATAGCCAAACTCAACTCTGTGAAATTACAGGCATAAATAAAGGAGCGTTAAGTTCATACTTATCGGGAAGATACTACCCCAAGCAACAGGCAATTGAGAAGCTGTCAGAAGCTTTAAAAGTACCAATCTTTTGGCTGATGGGATACGAGAATGAAGAGGATTCTCAAGAAGAAAACTCTTATTATATAGATAAAGAAGCTAGAAAACTTGCACAATTTCTCTTTGAAAATCCAGAGTACAGGGTTCTTTTTGATGCAGCAAAAGATGTATCAGCTAAAGATTTAGAAACTGTAAAAACAATTATAGATAAATTTAAAAAGTAAAATACACAGGGGATATATAAAAAAACGCAAATTAACTAATGACGACTGTAGATTTGTTTACTTGAAACTACCACCACGCATAAAGGCTTTTTTAGTCAGTTCACTGGATGGATACTACACTATAGCTTTAAATGACTCTCTATCTGCTGAAGATATTGAAAAAGCTAAAGAGCATGAAGTAAAACACATACTGAGAAATGATTTTGATATAGATAGCTGTAACGCAGCAGAGAACGGTGTTAGAGAGTTGTAGAGTTTAGATGTGAATTTTAATATAAAAGAGGGAGACTTTAAAACAATGAGCTTTGAAGAACAATTACAGGATTTTTCTAAAAGATTTGAACACTCTAAAAACATTAAAACTGAAGAGGCAACAAAAATGACTTTGATTTTGCCATTCTTTCAGCTTTTAGGGTATGATGTTTTCAATCCCTTAGAATTTGTTCCTGAGTATACAGCTGATGTAGGTACTAAAAGGGGCGAAAAAGTGGACTATGCTATTATGAAAGATGGACAACCTATCATATTGATAGAAGCAAAATATGTAGGCGAAAAATTGAAAAAACATACATCTCAACTGTATAGATATTTTTCTGTTACTCCAGCTAAGTTTGCAATTTTAACCAATGGAAAAGTTTACAAATTTTATAGTGACTTAGTAGAACCAAATAAAATGGACGAAAATCCTTTCCTTGAAGTAGATTTGTCAGATATTAAGCCGGCACAGTTAAATGAACTTCAAAAATTTTAAAAAGATGTTTTTGATGTAGATCAGATATTAGGTGCCGCCTCGGAGTTAAGGTATATTGACGAGTTCAAAGCTATTCTGCGAGATGAGTTTGAGGATCCAAGCGATGAATTAGTACGATTTTTTCTAAAAGATTTATATGAAGGTGTAAAAACCAAAAATGTTGTGGACAAGTATCGTCCTATACTACATAAAGCAATGCAATTATACATTAACGGTGACACCGGCATAACTTTTAATTCATCACCTGAAATTCCTTATTCAATCGAACAGTCTGACTGTTTAGACCCTATTTACTCTGATATCCTGCATAGGCTTGGGTATGACATAGAAAATACCGAAAATGGTCAACATGTACTAAAGGATAATGAAATAGTTGCAAAAGCCTATCTCTACAAGCATAAAAAACAAATTTTTATGAAGTCAAACAGTGGCATCTTCTTTAAGAGATATGTTTTATATAATCTCAGCCCTAACAGTTTCGGAAAACTCTTTATTACAACATAATTGGTAAAGTAGTAGGTAGCTTTACGCCGGTTGAGGTGTAAGTAACATAGGCAAGGTTGTTGAGCTTAGAGGGAAGTTTTGATGATAAAAGATGATACTCCTGTATATGCATTTGAAATACCTGATATGCGTCTTAGTGAAGAGTTTTTTTATGCATTAGGTGACTTGTATAGTCGTATATGTGCCTCATCATATGACAATATCGTTTTTGATTTTGCAAAGTGTACATTTTTAAGTCCTGCATTTATAAGTTATTTAGGTGGATTAAAAGAATACTTTAAACACAACGGTAAAACTATTTTATTTTCAAATACTTATGAAAATGTGAGCTTAAATAGATACTTTGAGTCTGTCGGAATTAGAAAATATTTTGATAACAATTTTTATAGTGATAACCTATCACCAAACTCTATTCCTTTTGTAAGAATAGACAAGTTGGATGATGAGTCTTTATATGAATATATTGATAATATAATTAATCTCGCCCCTGTAACTTTAAGTGAAACCGGAAAAGAGCAGATTTTTCAAAACATATATGAGCTGTTTGACAATGCAAATGAACATTCTGAACAGTCTTATGGAATTTATTCTTCAGGTCTTTGGTTGCCCAATAAGAATGAATTTGTATTTTCTGTGTATGATACAGGTATTGGTATATCACAGAAAGTAATAAATGGTCGTCCAAATATGACTTCATTTCAAGCATTTACTTGGGCATTACAAAACGGAAACTCTACTTCACAGTTAAAAGGTGGTGTTCCAAGAGGTCTTGGACTACATAATCTTTCCGAGTTTATACAACTGAACGGTGGGACTTTGCATATTTTTAGTAATGATATATACTATAAATATCCAAATATTGGAACAGTCGGTATTTTACCATTTAGTACATTAGGCACTCTTATATGTATACAAATCAAAGCCGACTATAATCATCTGTATTTAACGAAAGGAGATTTAAATGGCTAATATACTATTGTCTACGATTGTAAAAGATGCTGCATCAAGAACATCCGGAATGAAATTAAAAGAGTTGTTATTAGAAATGATAGGTAAAGAAAATGAGATAACTGTTGATTTCACAGGTATGAGCAGATATGCTTCACCATTCTTTAATAACAGCTTTGCAGCCTTGTACATAGCACTAGATCCTAATAATCGTGAGAAGATCAGACCTATAAATTTAAGCGAAGTTGGACAGCTTATTTATAATACATCAATGAATAATGCGAAATTTTTACTTAATAATCCTGAATACAAAGACGAGATAGCGTCTATTGTAAGTCAAACCCCTAAGGTGGTTTAAAATGGTTGTAGATATTAAGAAAATTGATGATAATTTTAAAGAGACAAATTTTTTCATAGATACAAATGTCCTTTATTGGCTTTCATACTCAAAATATGATTTTTTTAACGGAAGAGCCAGAAAGCAAGCCAAGCCATATTTGGAGTTTATTGATAAGCTCCTAGATGATAATGCATCGTTTTTTACATCAATCTACAACATTTCCGAACTGCTACACATTATAGAAAAACATGAGTTTGAGATTTATCAAAAAACCAACCCTGGATTAACAGATAATATAAAAGACTTTAGAAAGTTGACTTCAAGGAAGTATGTGAAAGATGAACTTTTAACAGCTATTGCTAATATTAAAGGACAATGTACAGTATTGGAGTATCCGTTCTTTTTAGATGATTTAGAAGAATTTATAGATACATCTGATACTCATAGATGTGATAACTATGATTTTATTACAATAAAAAATTGTATTAAACAGGGGATGTTGAATATTATCTCTGATGATGGTGATTTTGCTTCAATAAATGAAATTAATTTATTTACATCCAATTTTAAAGTATTGAAGGAAAACAATAAACAAAAATCCAATTCAAACACATAGTCCAAATTAAAAGGCATTTTTGAACAAGAAATCTTATCAATAAAAAACCACCCGGTACGCTAATACCGGATGGCTGTGTATATCCTTACAAGTTGTCACCTGCAAACGATATAACCCTAGACAAGTTATATTGTACCATGGCAGATGGCACCTTGCAAGGTGCTATTTTTGTACTCATTTTTAAAGAAAGGAATATCTATGAGACTACCAAATTCTTTCGGATCAGTGTACAAACTGTCAGGTAAAAGAAGAAAGCCGTGGGCAGCAAGGAAGACTGTAGGCTGGAAAACTATAGAAGAAACTATGCAATGCCACCCGATTTATCAGTTTATAGGCTACTATTCTACAAGAGCTGAAGCCTTACAGGCTCTTACAGCATATAATGAAAATCCTTATGACTTAAAAGCTGATACAATTACATTTAAGGAAGTATATGACAAGTGGTCCTATAAGCATTATGAAACTATAAAGAATGCGAATGGATATAAGGCTGCATACTCTATATGCTCTTCTCTCGACAATATGGCTTTCAAAGATATTAAACTTAGTCATCTGCAGACCGTAGTGGATCAGTCAGGGAAGAATGCTCCTACACTAAGAAATCTTAGAAACTTATGGTCTTTGATGTGGGAATATGCGGTAATACATGAGATTATCACTCCTGACAAGCGTGATATTATCAAATATGTTGATATCAGTAATGCCGGAAATCCGAATGCTTACGATCGTAAACCCTTCAGCAAGAAAGCTATCAAATCACTTTGGAATGCTTCAGACTCCAATGAGTATATATCTACTGCACTCATGCTTATATATACCGGCCTAAGGATTAGTGAACTACTGGATCTGAAGAAGGAAGATGTACATCTTGATGAACGGTGGTTCTATGTAAAGGAATCTAAGACATCCGCAGGTGTCAGAGAAGTACCGATAGCTGAAAAGATAGTACCTTTCTTTGAATCATGGATATCAAAGAAAAGTGATTATCTTATATGTACACCTGATGGTAAGCATTTTAGCTACAGGAATTACTATGATTCATATTGGAAACCGATAATGGATGCTCTTTCACTTAAATATACTCCACACTGTACAAGACACACATGCATATCCCTTTTAACTGAAGCTGGAGTTGATGAAAGAATAATACAGCAGATTGTTGGCCACAAAGGACAGAACGTGACGCAGATAGTATATACACATGTTGATTTGCCTAATAAGCTTGAAGCTATAAATAAAATTTGA